CGGTATTCCAGTCGCCGGTATTCCTGTTGCCGGTATTCCAGTTACCGCTATTGCAGTAGCCGGTATTCCAGTTACCGCTATTATTTTTTTGATCAGTCATCTCTTATCCTTTGTTATTGCCTTAATCGGCGTTGTTTTCCATTGTGCCATACTGTTGCAATCCATCGTATGTATCTGCTTCAATATCTCCCTCTGCATCCTCAATTCCTTGACCATTGCGCCTTGATGCAGGATCAATGCGAACAGGATAAATGCTAGTGCCAAGTCGTATAGTAGTTGTGTCATTCAATTACCTCTATTTTGTAACCATATCGCACAATATTCCTGCCAAACTCCGCTTGTCTAAAACTAACTCTCTTCAAGGCCCCAATGTTTACTAATCGCTTAATCCATTTATGGAGAGTGCATCTATTTAGGCCTATCTTACCAAGACAAGCTTGCTGCAAATCCACCCTGGTAAAGTGATCATTGCCAAAATGATGATATATCAACAGCAATAATGACCTATCATCATGAGTCAATTGACCCTCATTGGTATCAATGCCAAATAATAAAGCATCGGCGTAATCACTTGTCATCTTGTTTTTTAGAATATTATCCACTTGACCTATGTTATCACTCATTTATCACCTCATAATTGTCACTAGCAAACTGCCAAAATATTATATGCTATACGAATATGTCATCATCGCCATTCATCCATTGGTAGTGTGCGCTCTCATCATTGCCACTCGCCTTAGCACTACTTGCCCGATGTATCTTGTCCATGTCTGCCCTATTCTCCGCATTCTTCCTCTCACGTTGCTCTTGGTGCTTGGCATTCCTGCACACATTACACGTTGACGCGAATCCAGTAGAAGAAGACTTCTGTACCGCATAGTTATAATCCTTTGTCAATGGATTATAGAACGGTTTGTAGATGCCACAGGTAGTGCATTCTCTACCAAGTGAGTCTATCTTGCTAGTCGGTTTTCTCCCAACGTTGCTAAAATCCCGATTAGGGTTCCGTATCACATATTCCTTGCCTGCCATGGCCGTAATCCTTGGTTAGTTGGCACTGTTGCCAAGTGTTGATTAACGTCTATCGGTAAAATTATGCCCAGAACTCACAGGTTCGTCCACGATTGCCCTTTCTGCCTTGCCGGGTACTAGGATGACCGTTGAGCTTTCATCGCGTATAACAGGCGTTTCTGCTCTAATGGCATAAAGTCGTTCTTGGTACTGTAGTGCATATTCCTGTGCTTCCCGGTCAAGTGCCTCGCGTTCCTGTATCATTGCTGATATTTCACTCTCATTTGCCAAAAGTATTGACAAAACGCCAAGTATTGCTACTGCTGTTAACATAAATCCTTCTCCTTGTCGTATTCCTGTTCTGGTTTCGGTGAAATTGGTAGTTCATCTAGACATGAGTTACATAGATAATGTTCAGGTTGAAACTTGCTATCAGTGTCAAACTCCCTGTCATCTGTTACCAAAAATATATCTACCGTACTTGAACAAAATTCGCATTTAACTACGTTGTGTACTGTCACTGTATCCTGATAAAGTTTCATATTGTATTCACCCCTAATATTTTACCAAGTGCATTGCGCGCTTGATCTTTGGTTGGATATGCGCCAAACTCGCCCACTGTTTCCATATCACCAGTACGTGTGTCCAGTGCCCTAATTGTATATCTGCGTACCATGTGTTGAAAATCTGGATAGGGGTGTTTCTCTGATGATATGAAATAGTACCAGTTGTCACTTGGTTTGTCATAGGTAGCATTTAGATTACTATTCAGTGCATAAGCGTATTCTGGTAATTTGCTACCAAAAAACGATAGTGTGTTTTTATCGAACCAGTGACCATTTGGTTTTTTGTTATGGTAAATGCGTTCGATGTTTGCCATGGATTCAACTCTTAAATACAAGTTGTTCATGTGTACTGTTTTTAGTTTCCTGCGTTCTGTGTTAGTTGTCATATGTGCCCCTTATTGAAATTTTGTTAGTTGTTTGTCAGATGGGTATTTATACCAAATAGAAAGTATTTCTGCCTTAGGGTTATTTTCACGAAATATCTCTAATGCAGAAAGGATAGCATCATTTAAACTTTTAAACGCAAAATAGTAATGGATAGGTCCGTAATTTGATTTGATTAGTATTTTCATTGTTCACCTCTTGTTTGTTTCATTACCAAATAATAAATTGCTGCCGCCTGTAGTGAGGCAACAAATACCAAAAATGTAATTAGTACTTGTGCCGCTGTGATTTGATCTAGGTTCATTGTTATTTTCTCCAATGTTTTTGATTCTGTTTTGGTGTACACCATTCCAGATTGCTAATATTATTGTTTAAGCTGTTCCCATCAATGTGATTCACTTCCAATTTGCGCCAATTCCTAGGCGGATTGCCGTAGGCATATGCTACCAAGCGATGAACATAGAAAGGTATTTTGTAGTTATGTGCAAAGAGCGAAATTCTTGCGTATTGTTTTGTTCTGCGTGATGTGATCAATTGCGGTTTCCAAGTATTCCCTGTTCTTTTGCTGATTATTTCACCGTTTGGTGTGACGGTGTACTTTGCTAAGACAACGTCATACTCGTTTTGATAGATTTTTATTTTTGTGGTAGTTTGTTTTTTCATTATTTCACCAAAAGGATTGCATTTTTATTTGCGAAATAATTTGAGTGTCTTTTGGCAATTGATGATGGAATTATATCTATCATGTAACCACGCTGCTCTAAGAATTTCCCAAATGCTGCTAGTTTTGGCGCATTGGTTGACTTGTAAAAATACTTGTCAAAGGATTGTTTTGCCAAGTTGCACTTTGTTGCCAAAAGATAAATCATTTTTGCGCGTGGTTTTTTTGTTGCTTGCGCCATGCTTTTCATTCTGAACTCCCAAGTTTGAATGTTGATTTGTCAATGATTATCTGAAATATTTTTTATAAGTCGAATAATCATTGTTATTTGTGCCTAAGTTAGTAGGTTAGGCGTTGATTGTCAAGTTTTTACCAAAATAAATGTGAAAATATTTTTGTTATGTGGTTTTTGGGTAAATTTTGCATGGTTTAGTGCTTACAGATTATGTATATAATGATAAAAAGCTAAGTGTTTATTGTTTAAAATTGCCCACTACGTCCACAAAATAAAAAGCTTACAGAAGTGTAAATAGATATTATTCCTAAATAAATTGGCTACATGTGCCCACATGGTGGCCACGCTTTGAAGCGGCGCAAAGCCATTGTAATCATTGACATTTCCCACACTTCCCACTAGTGCCCACGGTTTCTCTTCTAAATTATATGTATGATAAATATTATCTTGGAAATACAATAAATAATATAGAATACAATAAGAATTATAGTACGAGAGATATAAAAAAACTGGTATATATAAAGTCTTGAAAAAAACCCTGCCATGTGGGAAGCGTGGGAAATGTTTTTAATATCATGGACTTAGATGTGGGCACGGATTATCAAGCACTTGACACTGCGTCAATTATTCTTACTTTTACAACGCACCCGCGTAAATGCAGCGCGTAACAAGTAAACACAAGCACTTAAGTACATTAGCAATTTACTTGTGTAATGTGGCATGGTTTTTATTGTTACGCGTCAATTCACTATATATTTCTTAATGTGGATATGTCGCACTGCGCATGTGGATATGTCGCACTGCGCATGTGGATAACTTGCCCTTTATAAATACCATTTATTGATAGGTCAAAAAACAGCGAAAATCCACAGTAATTTATGTTTAGTTATAGTATGTTCGTATATTCCGGGCGCAAGTGTTATGTTGACATGGGCGCAAGTGTTATGTACTATCTTGGTACTTGCTGTTCGATGGTGAACAGATAACAAGGCGCATATGTTCATGTATCAATTATTATTTAGTAAAGATAAACTTAAGGTCCTTTGTGATTTGTCACATGTCGCAGTGACATGTATTGATGAAGAGATAGCAAGGCAGCAAAGGCGCAAGTGTCAAGAGATTCTGCGAGAGATGCCAATTGACGCCTTGTTTTGGGTTAAGGAAGAGGTGACACGTGCCCAGGGGGGTAGGGCGGTTTTTCAGGAAAATTTATCGGTATTGGCACCCCTAACACAGCACCAAGAAACAAATAACCCGAGCATTCCTGTCAAGGAACCCGTTGCCACTAAACCAATCGACCAACCGCCACCACTCCCAAAACCAGAAACAAAGCGCATTGGAAAACTAGTTCCTTCACTTGGCAATAAGGAATCTGCGAATCTTCGGATCCAAAAATAGTCATGGAAAATTTACCACCAGACCTTCCACCGTTACCCGACGATAATGCTAAAGATCACGCGTCACTTCTAGCTTCCGCCAGTAATTCCTTGGTAAAGGTGGAGCAGGACATCTTGGCAGAACAGGCGCAGCAGATGTATTTGGCAGGCATTCTGACCCCGGATATTTCAGATAGGATGAATATACGCCATGACCAGATAATCGCATGGAAGAAAGCACACAACTGGGAGCTAAAGCGCCTACAGCAGACCAAGGACCTATCTCTTATTGCTGCGCAAACCAATCCTGGTACACTGCTCAAGCAGACCACTGGGCGTGCATTACGAGCAATTACCAAGGCAGTTGGGGATATTGATGAGGACCTACAGAATAACCAGAAGCTACAGGTCAAGGACGTTAAGGCACTGACTGAGATATTCGCAACCCTGGACAAAATCTCAAGGCTGGAACAGGGCAGGGCGACCGATATCATCGATACCCGAACACTCTCCTATTCGGAGGCGGTACACATAATCAGACAGGACCCATTCGCAAAGAACATTGTGCGAGAAGACGATGAATAACAACACTAAGGAGATTTTTTATGGCACTTGAGACATTGAGGGGAATTAAAAACATTGGTGGTTTTGAAGTAACTGGTGGAGTATCTAATTTTGGGAGCAATAGACCTATTTTTATTTTTGATGAATACAATCAAATAGCATTTCAGATTCAAAATGGTCCAGTTAAAGAAAATGGAATTAACGGGTGTCAGGTTGACACAATTATTGAGACCGCCAAGTTAATTATAGAGGGATTAAATAAAAACTTTCCATGCAGGGAAAACTCAATGGCAATTACAAAATTAGACGAAGCACTGCTTTGGTTGTTGAAAAGAAAAAATGATCGTGTTGCAAGAGAAGTAGAAGGCCTAAATAAGGCATAGTGGCGATGAATGACGGGTACGCTGACAGTCTGACCTCTCCGCTATCGAGATCACAACAAGAGCGGACGATCATCACGGCATCGATCCTTGGTGATCTGCACCAGTGCTTCATGCCACATGACGGACAGATTCCTATTGGACAGAGCATTTTCTACGATGGGAAGAAGTATATCTTTTTGGAATGCGGGCGGAAGTTTGGCAAGTCGGAAATTGTTATCTATTGCTTGTATCGGTACGCCATGACACGGTCATTTTCAGCAGTGTACTACATAGCACCGTTTGCTAAGCAGGCGAGAGAGCTTATCTGGGCGAATAATCGCTTGCAGAATTTCTTGGTACAGATTGACAAGCATACTGGTGCTAGGCGTACTGCCATTGCCGATAAATACATAGCCAGTATTAATGTGACCGAGATGCGGATTACGTTTAAGAATGGGTCTTTTATCAAGCTCGATGGGGCGGATAACTACGAAGCATATCGTGGTATCAACCCGCACTTTATCGCCTACGATGAATACAAGGACCACCACCCAAAATTCCATGAGGGCATGGAACCAAACCTTGCCACGTATCAAGCGCCACTATTGGTAGTGGGTACTCCACCAGAGACAGAGGATAACCAGTTCACTAGATTAGCGGATGCTGTGAAACAGGACATGGATGGGGCGTATTTCAACAAACCGACATGGGAGAATCCGCACATTGACAAAACGTATTTGGACAAGATGAAAGCGCGACTTATTGCTCGTGGTGAGTTTGACGTATGGTTGCGGGAGTATGAAGCAAAACGTGTTAAGGGCGGAAGGAACCACATCTTCCCAATGTTCGATAGACAATTGCACGTGGTGAATTACGATGTGGCAATGGCAGATATTCGCCATAGAACCAAGCAGTATGACTTCTTCGTTACAGCTGATCCAGGTACTGCGTCCTGTTTCGCTGTGCTTTTTACGGCGATTCATCGGTACACCAAGAAGGTGACGCATTTGATGGAGTTGTATGTCAAGGAAACTCGGCGCATGTCTGCCCGTCAGATGTGGGAGCAGATGCGACCTACCATGGACTCTATTGTTAATAATCCAGAGTTTTGGACGAAGACGTACGATGAGGCGGCGGCATGGTTCGCTAATGAGCTGAATGACATAACAGATGGTGAGATATATTTTGCGCCAACTAGCAAGGCGCAGAACAAGAAGGAGAACGGTATATCGCTGATCAAGGATCAGATGTTATATGGATTTTGGTACTGTACCGATCGGTGCCCTAACCTGGTATCTGAGATAGAGAATTATGTGCGAGATGAGGATGGGAAGATACCGAAGGATGGGGACCACCTTTTGGACTGTATGAGGTACACCAATGCAGCGGCACATTACACCGCGATACCTCTGGAGGAAGAAAAACCCTTGGAAGAAACGAGAAGGTATCATACAATTGAGAGTGACATGGCACGCGGCTTGACTACAGGTAACATTGAACGGATGATATTAGGCACAGATTACAACGATTATTACGATACAGGAGTAGACGAATGAATGGGCTTGCATGGGGACTTATTTTTTGCGCTATTGTTATCGGTTCTATTGCACTGGTGCTTTCTTGCATCGCTGTTTCTGTGGTCATTGGTCTAAAGAACAGTACGCATAGTGTACAGTACGTTACGCCAAGTGAGATGCAGCCACTTAAGAAGTTGGCAGAAGAATTTAACAAAATTGAAGAAGAGGTTGAAGAAAACCTTCTATAATATTTAAGGAGTATTTATGACTTCTAGTTCGGTGCTATTTGACGACTTTAATCAGTCTGGTGATATGGACGCGGTACAGGTCCCACCTATTTGGACAATTGACACAGATGCAGCTAAAGCTGGTGATGAGAAAGCTTTGGATGATTTACATAAATGGTTGAAGGATGACATTCAGGCAAAGATGCGCAGAGCAGAGTCTCGCATGAGACACTATCGCCAAAATCTGGCACTGTACAAAGGGATACATTACAGAGATCAGGAAACACGCCAGCAGAATTTTAGGAATGATGAGGCAGAGAGATCGGTTCGTAATCCAAAGATCGTGATGAACCATTGCTATGATATGGTGGAAACGAAGGTTGCTAAACTTTCTCGCTTTAAGCCGTCAGTTGTCTTCATGCCAAGTAACGATGAGTATACGGATAAGAACAATGCGCGAGTTGCTAAGATGTTGGTGGACAACCGCTGGTACGAAGTGGACATTGAGAAGATTTTCCGTGACCATCAGCGCGCTACTTTCATCTACGGTGAATCGTATATGCGCATTACATGGAATAAAAATCTTGGTGATCTACACCCTGATTATGTTGAGCGCATGTCACAACAGCTTCCGGTATACGCGGTGGATAAAACCGGGGAAATTATCAAGGATTCTACTGGTAAAGCAGTTGAGTTGAAGGGTGTTATTCGCGTCGGTGATGTGGAATACAAAATAATTACTCCAGATTATTTATTTTTTGAAATTAAGCGTACTGCGGAAGAAGTTACCAATGTTTCTGAGCTAGAATATTTCCATATCGACATGTTAAAAGCGATGTATCCTGCGAAATCTGACAAGATTAAGGAGTATCGTGGACAGAGCAACAATCCAGAAATGTATTACGAGAGGAATAATTCAAAAGAAACGCAGATGATTACGCTTTGGGTACAGCCACAGCAATTTCTTCCAGCAGGATTGAAGATTTGTTACACGGAAGATGTCATTTTGTCAGTTGAAGACTTTCCATTTGAACACGGAAAGCTGCCATATGTGCGCATGACAGACATTGACGTGCCTGGTGAGCAATATGCACGATCATTTTTGCAAGTTATCAAGCAAGCACAGATGCACTATAATAATTTGGCAAGTGCTATTGCCAGAAATCATGGATTAGCCGCTGCTCCTAAGTGGATGTTACCCAAAGGTGCGTGTAAAGTTACAGCGCTTGGTAACGATGCAACGATTGTTGAGTATAGCGGACCTGTTGCACCACAACTTGCGACATTTCCCACCACTCCAGCTGAAATTTACAACTACATGGAGACATTGAAGCGTGAAATTCAGGAGAAGTCTGGTGTTCATGGAATTTCTACTGGTAATTTGCCACCTGGAGTGGATGCCGCTATTGCCATGCAGTTTTTGGACGAGCAAGAAGCAGAGCGCGCCAATAATTCTGTTGTTAAGAGAATCAATGTCATCAAGGAAGTTGCAAAACTGACAATTTCTCTGATGGGACAATACTACAAGCAAGAAGATGGAAGACTTATTCGTATTTTGGGTAAGGATAATTCGTATTTGATTAAATCTGTGAATATGGCAGATTTTTCTAAGCCGTATGACGTGCGAGTACAGAATAGTTCCGCACTTCCTGATTCCAAAGCTCTGAAGATTCAGTCATTGATCAATTTGAACCAAGCATTTCCTGGAATGTTCAGACAAGAACAGATCGTGGACATGCTAGACCTTGGCACTGTTGAATCATTCAAGGATAAGGCAACTGTTGCAGTTCGCGCTGCTGAGAGTGAGAATGATTCCATGCTAAATGGCGAAGAAGTAGTTGAGCCAAAGCAATGGGAAGACTTGATCATTCACTATGAGATTCACCTGAAAGCATTGCAGGAGCGTTCGTTCAAAGAAGAAGTGCCAAGTGACTACCAAGCAAAGCTCATTCAGCACATTATGGTAACAGAGATGCTCATTTGGGAACGCGCCAGCAAGAATGCGACATTTAGACAGATGGCACTTGCTACACTGCCACAGTATCCAATTTTCTTCAAACTAGATGACGATAGCCAAATGGCATTGTCTGGTGTGATGGCGCCACCGATGGGACCTCCTCAGAGCAATGTTGGAGTAATGGCAAATGACGAACAACAGAAATTAGCACAATCACTACCTGGCGAAGAAGCAAAGCCGGGCAACGTATACTTACAATAAGGAGCAAGTATGACAGAAGGAAATGTCACAGGACAGCCGATGCCGGTTGCAAACCCAAGTGACGCATTTATGGAAGCAAAACTAGATGGGGAGAGAGATGGCACAGTACACGTATCAGGATCTAAAGGACCTGATTTCGATTCACTGGACGCGGTTGAACAAACAAGAAAAGAATTTGTTGACGCGAAAAACAAAAGAACTGACAATATTAAAGATAAACCACAAGACAAAATCCCAGGGAAGGAAAATGAAAACCACGATGGCAAAAGCGATGGAAAAAGCGCTACAAAAGAAAGTAAAGAATCCAAACAAGAAAGTAAAGAAGGTGCTGTTGACGACAAGTCACAAAAAACTGCCGAGCAAAAAGCTCGCAAAATAATCAAAGCACTAGACGGTGAATCCATCTTAGACATTCCACATGATGCCAATGTTCCTGTAAAAGTGGATGGAAAAGTAATCCATGTTCCAGTTGCAGACCTAATCAACAACTATTCTGGTAAGACTAGTTGGGATAAGAAATTTTCTGAGGTAGATCGCAAAGAGAAGCAGTGGTTAAAAGAGAAAGAAGCTATTTTCACCCATTTCAAAGAAATGAAGAAGCACATGGACGAAAAGCGTCCATTGGATGCGTTTTCTTACCTAGTTGACACACTTGGTGGAGACAAGCATACTTTTATTAAGGCAATGCGTGATGCTTTTACGCCAGAAATCCTTAATCTCTACAATATGACGGAAGAAGAACGTCAATCGTATGAGGTGAAAAGCGAAGCGGAAGCACTACGAGAACGCTTACAGAAAACGGAAGCTGAAAAGAATCGTTACGCCCAAGAAAAGGAGACATTCTTAAAAGTTCACGGTTTCAAGCGTAATCTCGGTATTTCTGATGAGCAATGGGGTATGGCGAGTGAGGCACTTGAGAATTTAGGGCATACAAACGCTGAACCTGAGCTAGTGCGTGATTACATTGTTGCGCAAAACGCAATTAGCAGGGTAGATCAGATTGTTGCCAAAATTGCTCCTGGTGTCGAGCTTCCGACTGAAAAATCGGATAAAATTGTCAAATTTGTCATGGAAGATCCGGCGATTACGGATGATGATCTAGAGTACGTGATTCGTCAGGCAACTGTACTTGAAAATAGAAAGCTACAGACCTTGACCGAAAAAGCACCTGATCAAATCCAAAAGCCTGTTCATCAGACAAATAAGACTAGCACAAGGCCTGAGTTTTTTAGTGACTTTGAAGATTAACAATTAATGCCAAGGAGTTTATATGGCGGAATTTAGTTTAACGGAGGCCACGAACCTCTTTAAGATCAATTATTACAAAAAATCGGAAAACATGTACAACAATGCAAACGTAACGCTTGCTCGTATCAAAGTGAAAAATGATTTCACTGGTAAAGAGCGTTATCTTGCTACCCCAATGTCTTTTAGCGGCGGTGTTGGCTCTGGTACTTTGCCAGTTGCTGGCGTTGCTGACTACAAAGATGCACACATCACTTCTAAGCGCGTGTATGCCACTTGCCAAATCGAGCGCGAAGCAATTAAAGCTTCTGCCGATGATGCTGGTGCCTTCGTTCGCGCTACTAAAGAAGTGGTTATGAAGTGCGTTGAATCTGCCAGCCGCAACAACAGCCGTATCCTCTTCAACGATGGTTCGGGTGTTTTGGGCATGGGAGATGGAACAGGAACTAACGTAACTGGCGCTGGTACTTCTGGCAACCCATACGTTATTACTTTCCCTGCCTCTAAGTGGAAAGAAGCAAACTTCGAAGAGCGCGACATTGTTCAGATGGTATCTGGATACAGCGTTCCTGGAACTGGTACAATGGAAGGTGGCACAGCTACTACCAACCATTTGACTATTCAAGAAGTGGTTCCTTCTCTTCGTCAAATCAAAGTAGTCGGAACTTCCGCTATTTTGGCAGCTGACGTTGCTGCTCCTCGCGCCATTCAAGCTACTGAAGCTGTTTGTATGCAAGGTTCGCTGAACAATGACCCACAAGGTCTGAAAGGCGTTCTTGATGCAACTAGCGGCACATTGTATGGCATCACCGTACAACGTCGTTGGCAAGCTTTCCAGAAAGCTGCTGCGGGTGCAGGTATCAGCCCTGATTTGATGAACGAAGTTATGTTAGGAATTGAGCAGAAGTTTGGTCAAGCTCCTAACATGATCGTTACTTCATATACCCAGTACCGCAAGCTGTTGAACCAACTTGAAGACCATAAGCGTTATCAAATGCCTCCTCGTGATAGCAGCCTAAAAGGCTATATCTCTTTCGAAGGCGTTGAGTTTATGTCTACTCGCGGTTCGATTGGCGTATTCCCAGATCGTTTCGTTGAAAATGATCGTATGTACTTTATCAACGATAACTTCATCGAGTGCCACCGTAGACCTGGTTTCGGTTGGATGGATGATGATGGAACCGTTTTCTTGCGTAAGGATGGCATTGATAGTTACGAGGCCCGTTATGGCGGATACTACGATAACTACATTACACCTACTGCTCACGGCGTATTGACAGGATTGGCTACCTGATAGCCAAAATCAAGGTTCTAGTCCAACCTTGCGGGGCACCTTCGGGTGCCCTTTTTTATTTATGTATCATCATGAGAAAACTACATTGTTCCATCGTTACATCAAATATCAATTTAGCATTTTATTTAACACTGGACTAATATCTCCAGACATACGATAATATGCGCTGGGGGCAACTATGCCATGTAACAATATTCCATTAAGAGATAGGCAATATGCGTCTTTCTATGAAGACCCGGTAGGTTCTGGTATATGGAAGCAACACGTCTCTGCTACTGGTACATTTAGCCCTACGGGTCTGAATATAGATCAACGGATTACTACAATGGTAGTTGGAGATTCAGCACTACCACTTCCAGCTGTGCCCCTTGCAGGCAGAAATGAGCTTGTAATTCACAATAAAGGCCCAGAAGTTCTGTATATTGGCAAAAGCAACGTAACGGCAGATACTGTGGTAGGAACAACGTCTGGTTTTGAGATTGTGTCTGGAGGTTTCCAGAATATCTCAATTACAGAAAATGTTGTGATGTATGGGATATGTGAGTCTGGAAAAAGCACTACTGTTAAAGTATGGGAGATTGCCTAAGTGGGAAATTCAACGCAATATTCGCTGCCACCGTCAGCACTATCGCTTCCAGGCAATGTCAAGATAGGAAAAGTTGACCTATTGATAGCAGGAACAGAGTATTCGTATGCGCTACAAAACGGATTACGTCAGTTAGAGATATATGCGTTAAGTAGGCAATCTGTATTAGATTTTAGATTCTCTGCATCTGGAGAGTATAGGAATATTCCTAGAGCGACAGAGTATAGTGTTGCCGATATTAACTTTAGTGGCAAAATGCTGTATATTAAAAGTAACACTATAGATAGTGCTATAGTTGTTGAATATTATTAACACGGAGGTTTTTCATGGGTGCAATTAGTAAGTTTCAAATTGATGAAAATGTAGATTCGATCAAGATTGTCGATGGTGGGGGATCAATTACGATTGATGCTTCTGACCTCGATATTCGTGATCTATCGTCTGCCACAGACAGCATCAGTGCTGTACAGAGTGGAACATGGAATGTGAACATTAGTGACAACGGTGGTTCTATCACTGTTGATGCTTCTGACTTAGACATTCGTGATCTGAGTCACACATCTGACAGCATTAAGATTGGCGATGGTACTGATTTCTTGGCAGTAAACGCTGATGGTTCCATTAACGTGATTGGTTCTTTGAGTGTTAATGACACCCAAAACACGGCCAACCTTGCACAGAACGTACCAGTGACTGACGCCGCTGCAGTTGCTTTGCCAACAACTCCGCTTGCTAACCGCGAGCGATTAATAATCCAGAACTTGGGCTCTAACGCTGTGTACCTAGGTGCCGCTGGTGTTGCTAGCACAACTGGGCTGCTTTTGCCTAAAGGCGATAGCATTGAAGTTTGGGCAGGCCCAAGCAATGCTGTGTATGCAATTTGCGCCACAGGTAAAACTGCTGATCTGAGAATCTGGGAATTGAGTTAATATTTGGAGGGGCGGGGGAAACCCCGCCTTTTATTGCATGAACAAAGAATTTTTAGACAGTGCCGATAAACTTTTAGATGTGCTAAGTAAAGCGCATTTTAATGTTAGTTCAAAAGAACTTTTGGCATACGGACAGATTATTACAAAATTTTGTAAGTTGCTGGACGAGGCAAAGAAACCTATTGAAATAAAACCAGTGGAGAATAAGGTTGGGAGCAATAGAAGCAAGGGACATTAATGAGCCGGAACAACAATATAATCTCATTGACCTAAATGAGGATATTGATGTTGAGGAATATAACTATCAGAGATGGAATATACGTCTTTTTGTAGTTGGTAAACTTACAATTAATGCTGAAGCAATTGTTGAGGTAGTATGAGTGAATTAATTTTAACTGAAAATTCTGTTGATAGAAGCTCCCCTGCTTCTGGCAAAACCACACTGTATCCAATGACGGATGGGCATTGGTATGTAAAAGATTCAGCAGGAAACAAAAAAAGAGTTAGCGCTCCGAGCGAAGTAAACACCATTCGCGTTGGCCAAGGAAATGAATACGAAACAATTTACGATGCAATTACATATCTTGGTACATTGTCTACTACCGATACCGTTAGAATATTAATTGAAAATGGCAACTATGAAATGAGCGACACCTGCGTAATTGATTTAACCATGCCTGTTTGGTTTGATTGCTCTAAGGGTGCTTTTTTCAATGCTCACTCAGGACTGCTCAATAAAGACATGTTTGATATCAGATCTGAATTTTATCTTTCAGGTTGTTATCTTGAGGGCGATACTCTAGTGGGATGGAAATCGGGAACTACTGCCTCATTTTTTAAATGTGCCACAGAGGGAGTTTATGTTGAATTGGTCGACGTTGTTGGCAATGGTGCAAAGTACGGCGTTTCAATAGAGGCCGATATAGAATTTTTTCAATTTAACTTTACGGCAACAAATTGCAATAGGGGCGTTAGAGTTAATTCTAATGGAACTACTGGGGCGCTATCAGTTGATATTGAAGTTGGTGACTTTATTACTTGCGATTACTCAATTGATTTAGTGAAAGCATACAACATAGACTTTTTTGCAAATGCAATTAAATTTAGACATACACTTGGAACTGAAACCGCTTTCAAATATGACCGCGCAAACGTAACTTATATAAATTTGATTGTTCAAAACAGTAACCTCAACACACTTGGGTATAACACTAGTGGAGTTGATTTTACCAATGCTGCCGATGCCGACATTGAATTCATTGGCAATCTTAGAACCAAAGATTCACGCGCTCTTGCTAAAATTAATGTAACTGGAAATGTTACTGGCCAATGGGTCAATGCTAATACATGGACAAAGGCAACTTTTACAAACACAAGCGCGATCAATGCCAAATTTTCAGTAGCAGATAACAAGCTTACTTACTTATCTACTCATATTAGAGACATAGTAGCACATATTTGTTGCAACATTGTAACCACGTCGCAACCTTGTACCGTTGACGTTGCCATCATTAAAAACGGGAATACCGCCGTACTATATGGAAAAATGCAAAACTATGCTGACGTTAATAATAGACCTTTTCCAATGGCATCCAATGCTTTAATACAAGACGTGAGCAAGGATGATTACTTTGAGATATGGCTACGCCCTACTGCTACCGAAACTATTATTATTCAAGACTTGAACTGGTTAATGGAGGCAAAATAATGGCAAGCGTTAGCAGAGTATTGTTGATGAATGGGCCAGTTGATGCTGATGCAGAATCAGAAGTGGTTTCGTTAAACAGTAATTGGAGCAGGTTTATTGGCGTTTTATCCATAACAAACTTCGTATCTGGTGAGTTTTGCGTGGCAATTCAGCACTCTCCAGACAAAGTAAATTGGTCAAATCTTATTAGTTTTGCTCCCCAGAAAACAGCAAATGAGTTAACTATTGCCTACCCAATACATGATGTATTTTTCCATTCGTGCCTTCCATACATCAAGGCAGTAGTAGACGTTACTGGAGCATCATCTGCAACCGTTAAAGTAGAGTTTTTCTACGACGAAATGACAAAATAACTTGCAAATTTATTAAGTTCGGCCGACAATTATCTTAAACCAGAGATTAACCTGAGATGGAGGCACTATGTTACGCTCAATTAAAAGTACACAAAGAGAAATGCGTCAATTAGAACTTATTGTTGATGGAACAGGAACTGCTGCTATTAGTGGACCCGCTTCAAATCAAGTAACCCTTATTGATAACGGTGATGGTGATTACACCATTACTTTTAACCAAGCATTTGCAAATACTCCAGTTGTTCAAGCAACTGCAATTACCGCAGATACAGTGTGCAGAGTAAAAGCAGCTAGCACATCAAGCGTCAACATCGAAACTAAAGCAATTACTGGCGGTACAGCAACTGTATCAGAAAAGACAGCATCAATTATAAACGCCGGTGTTACTCTGTACTCAAAAATACCAGGAGTAGCTGGTAATTCTATTTCTTATGAAATAACAGTAGGCGGAACAGCTGGGGTTGAAGTTGTAACTGTGACTGGACTTGCAATTAGTGTTCAAGTTGAAGACGGAGTATCAACAGCTCAGCAGGTTGTTGCCGCTCTAGTCGCATCTTCAGATGCAATGAATTTGGTTGCTGCCGTTGCAAGTACGCCAGCTACTGCTCAAGCAGCTCTTGCAGCAACTCCACTTGTAGGCGGTCAAGATGCCTCCGCTGGATCTGCTGGATCATTGGCAGCAACTGATGCTGACTTTCATTTAATAGTTGTTGGTTCTGACGTAGCGGATAAATACTAATATGGCATCAACAAGCAAGATTGTTCTCCTAAATCAAGCTATAACTGCGACTGTAACGTCTGAGGCAAAAACCTTAGACGTTATGTCCAGCGGGTTTGTTGGGTTTATTAAGATTACTAATAGAACGTCCGGTACGTTTACTGGTATTGTAGAACACTCTCCTAATGGGGTAGATTGGTTCACATTTATATCATTTACTGCCGCTCTTAACTCGAATACGTCTGAAATAAAATTCCCAGCAAACGACTACTGTCTTACATATGTACGCGCAAGCGTAACTGCAGCAGCAGCACCAGACGCAACAGTGGAAATTTCGCTATGTTATAGCGTTAAAAAGTAACCACTAAGATGCTGGTTAACCAGCGGAGGGTTTATGTCTTTAAAAGGTTTTCCAACACAAGAAAAAGTTTTAGATTCAGTTGACGGAGTAAGCACAGAACTGACCGACTGCCGAGCAGAATTTGTAACTCTCCAAAAAACACGCAGTAAAAGAGTTGCAATGGACACTGTACAAATGGCAACAGCTGTACTTGCATCAAAAGCATTTGAAGCTGGAACGACTAAAAGAAAGGTTGTATGTACAGGTCATGGGGTAAAGGCAGGGGATCTTATTCGCGTAACATCTGGTACACAGATTTATGTTGAATTGAACGTAAAATATGTTATTGATGTAGATAATTTTGTGCTAGACGGGGCATTTTCTGCAGCACCTGCAGCGCTTGATACATTTGATCATTTAGTTTATATAACACAAAGAGTAGGGGCAAGTGGTGCAATGCCAGTTGATGTTGTATCATCTGTATTACCCACTGGAGCATCTACTTCTGCAAATCAGGTTTTAGAGATTGCAGCAATTAACGCAATCAAAGATACCGATGGAATTAAAAAGATCACTGATGCAGTAGTTATCAGCAATATCACTGGAACAGTATCACTTCCAACTGGCGCATCGACATTAGCAGAACAGCAAACACAAACAACTGCTCTTGGCACTATCAACACATCAGTTGGTACAGTGAACACCACTCTTGGAACAACCAACACCAACACGTTAAATACCGCAAATAGCGTGGCAACAATCGCTACAAATACTGCTCGTCTTGCTGCAAAGCAGCCGCTTTTGCACGATGCTGGGTCTGTAACAATTCCTTCCGCTTCATGGTTGGATATTGCAACTGCAGGATCTGCAATTAAAGAGATTCAGGTGGTACAGAATGGTGGTGGGTATTTCTATTTGAAAGATGAAGATGCTGCAGCAGAATTAGCAATTATTCCTGCAGGATTTTCTGGAAATATCTCATTTGTTTTAGCTAGTGGCAAAAAGCTACAGGCAAAAGCAATTGGTGCAGACATTACTAGTGGAAAAATCGCAATTAATTTCTTGGGGTAAGTATGATCAGAAATATTATTTTGCTAATAGTTTTATGCGCAATAACTACATATGTTCAATCTGCTGTATGGTATTGGGGAAGTGGAGAGGCTGTAAACTTAGAGAACAGCATTGGATTTCAGAATCACAGTCAAAAAATCATTACTGGTGATGCTGATGATCCAAGTGTAGTAGCTAAATCTGCTGCACAGGGTTCCCTTTACTTGCGTTCTGGTGGCGGAGTTTACTTTAAAACTGATGCAGGAAGTAGCACTAACTGGAGCCTAATACCAGGAAGTTTTTCTGTGTCTGCACCATTAACATATGCACTTGGCACTTTAGGTATAACTAAAGCAGATGCTACCCATGATGGGTATCTATCGCAGGGTGACTGGGGGACATTTAATGGAAAACAGAACGCTCTTACTTTTGGCAGCATCAGTACTTCTACTACTGGGGTTACTGTCGGGAGTGGGTCTAACAGTACTGTTGGCCCTAATGTTACAGTAGACGTACAGACAGCTTCTGCACTGCAGCCAGGTCTTTTGAGCGCAGCAGATTGGTCTACGTTCAATGGAAAAGAGCCTGCACAGACTAAGGGAAGCATTAGCACAAGCACAACTGGCGTAACAATTGGCAGTGGTTCTAATAGCACTGTTGGCCCTAACGTCACTGTGGACATTGCAACTGCCAGCGGTACTACCACTGGTCTTTTGACAAGTGGTGATTGGACTACTTTTAGCAATGGTGCTTCAAAATGGACGTTAAATGGGAGTGATATTTATCGCAGTAGCAATGTGGGCATTGGTATTACTAATCCAGCACACGCACTAAGCGTGGTAGGGACAACCAATTTAAATGGTGATACAACTGCAACACAGATTACTACCACTGGAAACGTAGGAATTGGGATAACTAATCCAGTTCATCCTCTGTCAGTAGTAGGTAACAGTTACTTCAATGGAAATGTTGGGGTAGGAAATGCCTCACCGGCATATAAGCTTGATGTTACTGGAGCGTTTAATACAGACACTAACATAAGAACTCCTCTATTGAGTTTTTTCTCTAACAGTAGAACAACTGCATTTGAAGGAAGTGGTGCCGCTAGTGCAGATGTTACGTATACATTACCTCCTGCTGATGGGGCAGCGAGTGCTGCGCTTGTTACAAACGGAAGCGGCACTTTGTCATGGTCGAACACTTTTCCAGTACCTTTAGGAGGGGTGTTTTTTGGTAGTATAAAATATAATCCCATAGCCAATTGTGCTTGGACACATACTACGGTTAACACATGGACGGGTTTTGCGGCCGACAATGACTGTAATAATCCCATAACCGAAAAAAACATAATAGCTCCATCTGCAAAAATTCCAGCGGTACGTGCTTCTTCATGGCCTGCGGGTAGATATGTGTTTGTCATAAATGGAATTATGGGGAATCAAGTAAGTCAGGTTTATGCAGGTTTAGGGCTAAGGCTTTCCGATGGGGTTAATACTACTTCTGTAGCATCTGACTACAACCAGCAAACCGATTCAGGGGCAAGTACAACATATTCATATGGTAGTGGTTACAGCGTGGCAATGACCTTAAATAACAGTTTAGGGGATACCACCTTTAATCTACAGTCATATATGACTATTGGTGAAGCTCAAGTGTATGCAAATAATGCTAATTATCCTTTTGAAATTTCTGTATATTATTATCCAAATATTACCGCCACTGCGATTACGGGCGGTGGACAGGTCAGAAGTTGGAGTGGAATACACTCTTCAGCAGATTGCTTATGGAACACTAGCAGCACTTCATATGTCATCGACACTGGAGATTCTAGTTGCACGTTTACAGAAAAGGCCAATCGCAATTTTTACACAGTCAGCAGCACCACCGATGGAAGTGGAAAAACACCGGGGCTAAAATTTACGCCCACAGAAACTGGAACACTACATCTTTGCGCAACCGCTGGATATTTAACCGTAGACACAGCAGGAAGATACGCAAGAATAGAGCTTTATGATGGAACGAGCTTAACCGAAACATCAGAAATTTATTCTGATGGCCTAGTTGTTTCTGGCCAAAGTCTTTGCACTGTATCTTCAATCACAAACCTATCAGAGAAAAGTTACAACATAAGACATAAGATGGCAGGAGGATCGGGAGTAAGCTACCTTGGACAATTGACTTGGACAATGATTTTTATCCCCGATGTTATTATGCCAGCAATTGCTGGTGCGGTTGTTACTAATGGGGCATCTCAAACTAGAACAGAGTATGCGTATATTAGTGGAAATGGGTCGATAGCTTTTCAGTCTGGAAGCTGGCTTAGTTCTATCACTCACACTGGTGGCACTGGAACGTATGCTTTAAATTTTAGTTCAAATATGTTTTCCTCTACTCCGGTTTGTGTTGGCAATACAAATGCAAATATTACGGTTTACTCGCAATCTGATTCTAGCACCGGAATTACTTTTGCTACTTCAGATAACTTAGAACACCCATTAAAAATTTCTTGTTCTGGCCCACGTGGTAGCGCAAACTAAGGAGACACGATCATGAACTTCGTAAAATACAATCCAGAAACCAAAGCAATCGACCTTTCAACCGTCTACACTAGCGAGCAGGTAAATTCTGTTTGCATCGACGGACTTGATACATCAATTTTAAAGCCGTTTCTTCAACCGAAAGAAGTTGATGATTTACAGAAGCCAATCTTTGAAGGTGAAGTTGTTGATTTTGTTCTTCCTACTGGAATCTTTCATGACGATAATGGATTTTATTTCATAGATCGCTTTGGCGAAAAGCACTATGAGGATCGCGTTTCATTGCAGGCGAGTGCCAATGAGCCGTATGCTACAGATGGAAGTTTAAGAGTTGGAGAAACCACGTGGTACATTCAGGCGAGATTGCTGTGGGTTGATGGAGCAGCAAAAGCACAAAAGATTTCAGGGTACGAAAAGAAAACTATATGGGTGCTTGAAGAAGATGAGTCTTTAAAACTTCCACAAGCAAAAGCTAAAAAACTTTTAGAATTAAGCAATGAGTCTTTACAGAAGGCAGACGAGTTAATACCAGACTATAAGAAGATGAATGCGCTATTTGCCATTTATCCAGAAGAAACAAAGGCGCAATATGCGGCAACAATGCTTGCTTTCCGCAATGAATACTATCGCTGTAAGGCATTAGTGGATGCGGCAACAACAATTGAAGAAGTACAAAATATTGTGGCAAGCTATCCTACTGAATTGGTGAACTAATGGAACCATGTCAATACGGAGATGACATTAAAGAAATGAAACAGGACATAAAAACCCTGCTCCAGTTCAAATGGCAAATGTCTGGTGGCTGGGTTTGGATTAGCATAGCAGCTTGTGTAGTATTATCGGTAACAACTACTGCTTTAGCGGTAGCACAGTATTTAAAATAGGATGGAATTATGGGTACTACTTTTGAAATAATGAAACATAAATACACCAAATGGTGGAAAAATCTAGTTATACATACTACCAAACTTTCTGCTGTTCAGCGCGTAGTTGATCGTATTAACAAAGGCAAAGATATTTATGAGAGAATATCTTCCCGTACTGGCGTTCCTTGGCAGCTTATTGGCTGCATTCATAATATGGAGTCTTCTTGTCGCCCCAATACATATTTACATAATGGTGATCCTCTTTTTGATGCTAATGGTAATCCTATTCCCACTGTCCACGTTCCTGCTGGTGTTGGGCCATTTAACCCTCAAACTTTTGAGGAAGCTGCTGTCCATGCGTTAAACTCAGAACGTTTTAAAGGCAACAAAGACTGGTCGATTGAGCGAGTTTTATTCCTATTAGAAGGCTATAATGGTTACGGATATTCTACTCGTGGTATCCCTAGTCCATATCTATTTAGTTTCTCTAATATCTATGAAAAGGGTTTATATGTTGCCGACCATGTTTTTGATGCAAATGCAGTTAGCCAGCAGGTAGGATGTGCATGTGTTCTAAAGCTTATATGGAATGTTACTGAAGAAAAACCAGTAGAGTTACCTCCTAGTAATCCACACTTATGGAACCCAGAAATTTTCTTTAAGAAAATGGAAGCACTATTATATGGACCTACACCGGAAAAAATTGCCGATATGAGAGATATTGTATGGCCTAGTGCAAAAGATAAGATAACAAAACTTTTAAAGTCATAGTATAATTTGGTATCGGAGGATATATGAAGCAGCAACAATATAATTATGGTGAAACTGACGATCTGTTCAATAATTTTGAAGAACAGCGACCAGAAGCTGAAACATCTAGAGCGCAATATGCTGCTTCAATTCCACAATACCAAAGTGGAAAGTCTGGAGCATCTGCAGCTATTGGTGGGGCAGGAACTGGTGCTGGAATTGGCTTTATGGCCGGAGGACCTGCTGGAATGGCCGTTGGTGCTGGAGTAGGGGCAGTTGCAGGATACGCCGCTGGTGCATTGGAAGAGAAACAGCGTAGAAAAGAAGCTGCACTAGCAGCTGCTCGTGAATCTCTGAACAAGCAGGCACAGACCGTAGTTGAAGCAGAAGATACTCGCCGTAATCGCATTATGGATATAATCGGAGCATTTCGCCAGGGTGTAGCATGAAACGAATAGAGCAGATGATTCAGCATATCCGTCTAACCACGGATAATACGCAAAAAAACACGATGACCGATGACGTATTGGTTCAGTTCATGAACGATGCTGTAAATCGCGCTCAGAGTCTGATTTTCCAGAAAAACCCAGAGTGCAGGGCATTCGATGTCGTTGGTTACAAGACCTTAGTCAATGGCCAATCACTATATTCTCTAGACACGATGGAAGATGAGAATGGAGTATCTACACCATCTTTGATCTATACTACTGGCTCGGTGTCACTTGTTGAACGATCAGACAACACGCCAGCAGGTGCCTATTACCGGGTAAAACTTATTGGTACAGCAGAGCGCCTAATGGGCATGGGATACACTCTTCTGCGCAATAACATCGAAGTATTCACCACCCCACAGACAGGTAAACTTCGCATTACCTATACCAAGAAACTAACTCCAGTTGATATTCGTAGAGGCAAGGTGACAACGGTAAATTCTGGTGTATCATTAATTGTATCTGGTGTTCCAACAAAAACGGATTTTGCAAACGTAGATTATATCTGCGTGGTGGACAAAGATGGAAATATTATCAGGCCTAACATTGCTATTACTGGTTTCACTAGTGGCACTGGAACTATTACCACCACCGATGCACTTACTGGTGTTACTAGCTCTCATTATGTTTGCTATGGAAAATATGCGACTACTTCTCCAATAGGCAATGGCGATCCGATGCTAGACGATACGCTTGAGCGATACTTGAATGAGTATGTGATCATGCGTGTTTTCATGATGGATTCCTCGAAAGATATTTCTGCACAATCAACACTGGTTAAAGCAATTGAAGAAGAGATTATGAATCTCTATGCTGACAATAATGGTGATGCACAGAATATCCCCATCCTTACAACTGACTACTTAACACTCTGAGGAAGACATGGCGCTTCTAAAACGATTTGAGATATTTCGTGGTATCAATACAAGAACTAATAAAATATTCCCTAAAGAGGGATATTTGGAAGATGCGCAGAATGTAGTGACCAATGACTACAATGACATTGAGCTTCGTCCAGGGAAAGATTACCTAAATGCAACTGCAAATATCAAAGGACTATACAACTATTTCACTGGTGGATATCCACTATCGTTAAACACTACCTTGAAAAAATATGTGTCTAGTGCGTGGAATGCAATTACATCATTTGGAACATATGCTCCTTATGGTATTTCGGACAGCATTGAGTATGATGGTATTAGGTATTTTTTTAGTAGAGATGGGTACGGATATAAAGTTGATAAAAACTCATTCTCAAGATCTGGAACTCCATTTCTAAAAAATATAACTAAAGAAGTTAGAACATCATTATCTGGAACATTTGTTGATGGAGACGTTGACCCCACAGCAAATACAATAACAAAAGCAGGAATAGCCGTAGATGGCCAAATTGTAAAATTTTCATCAACAGGAACTTTACCAACCGGTTTATTGGAAAATACATACTATTTCGTAGCAGTATTTGCAGGTAATGTTATGAAAGTTTATGACTTTCCAGCAGTAGCAAACAGTGCATTTCCAAGTAATCCTGACTATAACGGTGTTGATATATCAAACATGACAGAGGTTGATATAACATCAGCATCTGGTGGCGGTGTACATAGCATTATACAAGTGTGTCCACATACTGTTGGAACATATTACTATAAAACAGAAATGTTTTTTATAGATAGTGAAGGAATAGAGAATGTAACTAATTCTTTATCTAGTAATTATGTTACAAATTTGGAAGACATTTGCATAAACACGTCAGAATCATATGATAATTTTAAAATTGTTTATGGATATACGATAACACATCCTGGTATGACTAATAGCTTTAAAGTTAAATTGGGTCACAATATCTCTGTAAACGATTACCTTTATTTTTATAACAGCGATACCACTAATCAATACGGAAAAAGAGAAGTAGTTGCTAGAAAGGTATTGACGGTTACAAATGGAATATCAGATGCAACTATAACAATAAGTACTTTTGCAAATGATGTTTTATTTGCAGATTCATCAGTTTCAAATGTTTCAGTAGACTTGTACTTAAATTATGTTAAACCCAATATACCATCTGACTTAGTGTATTATAAGATTGGAACTTATATCATTAGACCTAGCGGTACAGATAAAATGCGTCTATTTACCCCAATTGATGGTGACATTTATAATCGCGGAGAAGAAATTATTACTAATGCTGCAGATAGAGATATGTCTGCTGCAAATAATTGGTCTGGTACTAACTGGGCACTAACTGGATCTGGCCCTACTGGGGAATTTGCACATAGTGCAGCAGCAGGACAGGATGTGGCAACACTGGCAGGATACTCTGCTGTAATAAATACACAATATAGAATCAGAATGACTATTAGAACTACTACCGAAGGATATGTGCAAATAGCCTTTGGTGGAGTTACTAACTCTACAAAATATCCTGCAGGAACTGCTGCTAGCGTGTATATAACAGTTACGGCCATAAATACAAATGGCCTTACTGTTTGGCGAGAAGATGGAGTATGGATTGGTTCTATTGATGATGTATCCGTTATGACTGTCCCATCTACTACGGCATCCGGTGCAATATATACTGAAAAAGAGTCTGATTATTTTCCAATACCTAAAGCTAAAACATGCGCTGTATGGCAAGACGTTATGTTTTTAGGAAATATTACTCCTGTTATTGTACAAGAAACTAATGTGATTGTTGATGATGATAGGCAAAAACATATGCTCATGTGGTCAGACACAACTGGAGATAATAGAGCAACTATTGAATCGTTTAACTCATCTTTGGAAAATTCTACAATAGTTGGTAATGATGAAGATGGAGAAATTACCGCAATTCGCACTAATAATGAATCTCTTGTTATTTTTAAAACACGCGCAATTTACGTCATGTCAGGCACAGTTGGAACTAACAATTTGGTACTGCGCAAACTAGAAGGCAATACAGTTGGATGCTCTACCCACAATTCAATCCAAGAAATTGGCAATGTGCTATTCTTCCTATCAGATACTGGAGTATTCGCTTTCCAAGTAGGACAGGCAAAATGTACCGAGCTATCAGAAGCGATTAAATCAATATTGGACGATACTGGATTACTCAAATCAGCAGCGGTTTCTTGCCACGATTATAAACGTAGGTGGTATGTGCTGCATATTCCACATAGCACACCAGCAAATGCCATTACTCTAATATATGACTATTACCGCAATGGTTGGTGGGTATGGAGGGGAATTGATGCTTCTGGTGGAATGATCTACGATGGCAGTAATATTCAGTTTATTGAACCTAAAGCAGCACCTTCTACTGATGGAAAGCACTTTAAATTGGTATCTACAAGTTACCAAGATACTTTAGATGAGACTGCTCCTACACCAACAACGCAAAAAATTGATGCCTATATTAAATGGCCGTGGGAAACCATCAATAATCCATCAATGCAGAAGAAGTTTAAAGGTATTAAAATCTACTCGTTGTATTGCAGCGCGAACATGGATTTGAATGTTAAGTGCTACACTGACTGGGAATCAACCGCCAGAACAGATGAAAATGTAACGCTATCAGTATCTCCAAATGTGGTAATTACCGAAGAGATAAAAGTTGATTCTGGTTATCGCCAGGCAAAGTGCCTATCTACAAAAATATCAAATGCCACGACTAATCAGAAATTTGCTATTACTGGTATTGAAGTAGAGCTAGAAGATCAGTACTTTGAATCTAAGAAATTCTCAAAGGATTAAGCATGAATTTTACCAATTTTGGTAAGTTTTTCAGAAATGCTAAGTCAAATGCGGAAGAAATTGCCTCATATTTAGATAAGGTCAATAATAAGACCATAGATGACCTAAATTCTGGGTTAAAATCACTTAGGTTTGAAGAAAACTTCCAGTGCCAAAAACTTAGTGTGGAAAAGGTGAGCAAAACGACAAAAAATATCACCCACAACCTAAATTCTACAAAATTATCATGGATTGTGATAAATGGTGTTGCTGGTGTCTTGATTACAGTCGTAGATCAACGTACAATTAGTATTATTCTGGACTCAAATGTCTATTCGGGCACCCCAGAATATACCGTAGAAATACTTTTATTTAAGTGAGGATAATATGGCAGGTGACAGAGATAAACCACAAGTGAATCAGTATAACAAACAGCCAATAGCACAAAGTCCTATAGAAGAAGAGTATAAGCGCTATTCTGCATCTGATGTTGCGCCACAAGCGCAGCAACTGCCAAGTGTACAGTCGCAATATTCTGCTGGAGTGCAAGAGGGACAGAATTTATTCAAAGAATATTTTGGTGATTCTGCGCAATACAAAGAAGGATTAGCAGAAACGCTTTCTGGTGCAAAAGAACGTGCCAATAAGGGTATGAACTCAGCACAAATGGCACCTATTACTGGTCAATACCAGCAAGATCAGAGGGCACTTCGCGCTGCTCTTGGCTCATCTGGTATGGGTAAGGGTGGCATGGCCGCCAATGTCAAATTGTCACAAGATCGTGCGTACAATATTGCATTGGCAAATAAGAACGTCGAAGTTATGTCACAGAATCGTGCAAATTTGGACAAAATATACGCGCAAAGAGCAACTTCTGGTGTGTCTATCCCTATGCTGATGGGGTCACAGTACGCTTCTGCTGCAGCATCACAGATTGCTTTGCAGAATCAAGCACAAGCAGGTCAGATGCAATCAGATAGTGGCGGAATCAGTGTTATCTGTACCGAACTCCATAAGCATGGATACTTTACAGAGGAAGTGTATAAAGCAGATGAAACGTTTGGTATCATCATTCGCAAGTACATGCCAGAGGTTTACACTGGATATCTAACCTGGGCACAACCAATCGTTAAGTTAATGCAGAAATCAGAGATATTCACCAAGATTGTAGCACTATTCGGTGTTCCTTGGGCAAATCACATGGCATATACGCTCGGTTTCCATAAGAAGAATAGTCTATTTGGTAGCCTGTTGATGAAAGTTGGTCTGCCGGTTTGTGCGCTTATTGGTAAATGTAAAAAAGAGGTTATTTATGGATAATGTTGATAGAGCAATTAAAACATATAAGCTAAAAAAGAATTTTGCATCTCAACCAAAAGGTAATTTTCCAGAAGAATTAGAAGACGATGTTTATGAAATAAAAGAAGAAATGCGAGAGTATGGGGAAGAATATCTGCGCAAGAACTATTCAAAAGAAGAATTACTAGAACAGAGCAAAGAAAACGTTAAGCGCGCAAGATTTATGAAAGGAAAAACATACATTCAAAAAAACACCGGTAAGTCAATCGGATAAGGTGACACATGAGCAGCGAACAACAACTATGGAATCAGATCGTCAATAAGCGTCCAACAGAAGCAGCGCAAATTGAGCAAGAGAACACAGGAAAACCATTCTATGAATGGCAATCTGTTACTCCAAGGCAAAAAGCAATTGATTTGATGAAAAATCCAGTTGCTGTTCCAGTCAAGCCTACTGCCGCTGCTCCTGCGGTAAAAGCTCCTGTAAAACAGGAAGTTCAGCCAAAGGTTACTTCGTTACCACCTGCTCTTCGTACACAGCCAAAGAAGGAAAAAGTGGAAGCTCCTGCGATGCCTACTAAACCTTTGGCAAGCGAAGCTGTTTCAGGACAAAAACCAACTCCAGTTGTGTCAGAGCCAACTGAGCAAATGTCCACTGCCCCAAAGGACCAGTCTTCACCAAAAGGTGACGATCAGTTTGATTGGAAAGAGCTACTTTCTCAAGTAGTAATTGCTGGCGGACCTATGATGCTGGATGCAATGCTTGGTGGAAAGTACATGGCACAGGCTGCACGCGCTGGACAGCAAGCTCATAAGGGATACTTGGACGTTGCCAACGAAGAAAGAAAAGCACAGCGCGACCATGCCTGGGATATGGAGAAACGAGTTGCAGCACAACCTAAGCCTATTGCTGGTTTTGACGAGGAAACTGGAAAGCAGGCATATGGTATTTTAAACAAAGACGAAAGCGGAAATACTTATTTCAAAAATGCTGCCACTGGCAGTTTTATGCCAAAGTTTATCCCACAAGATCAAAATCGAGAAGTAAGTAAGCGTGGGACATTCCAACCAAAAGCTGTAGTTAATCCAAAAACTGGAGTAACAGAGTGGCAAGCATATGATACCGCCACTAATTCATGGACTCCAACTGGAAAAGCTGTTGGTTACTCACCAATGACATTCAAGAATCCATCTACGGGAGAGCAGATGGTTGCTCCAAGAAACGTGCAAGGAGCTGTACCACAACAAATTACGGGCATTGGGGCTGCTAGTACGCCAAAAGGTGCCGAGATATCATTGGAAGCTGCTAAAGCGCTAAATTCTGATGCCGAGTATAAAGTAGCACAGGGAGCATATACAAAGGCAAAGACAGTTGAGGCGCTACTAGACTTAAACAACAAAGTAACGTATCCCACATTCATGCGCCAAATGTCTAAGCTTTCAGGTGAAGTGGGAGCATTGACAGCTGGTGACGTGCAAGCATTTTCTGGCTCACAGGCATTGGTTGATAGACTACAGCAGTTAAAACAAGAAATTATAGATAATAGAATGACTCCAGATAACGTAAAACAGTACAAAGAGATGTTAGACGTTATGCTTGCTAAGCATACAGAAATAATCAATGAAAAAGTTAATATGTATCAAAGAGCATTTACTCCTGCAGCACGTTCTGCCCAGGACATTGGTTCAATGAAAGAGGCAACAGGGGCATTTGGAGTAAAACCCACACAGACTAAATTTGAAGACGATATTGATGCAGAATTAGCACGAAGAGCAGCACTTAGGGGTGGAAGATGAAATACACCATTGATGAACAACTAAAAAACCTTGGCAGAGATCCCGCGGGATTTTATGATGAAAAGTATAAAGATCAAGCAGCATTTTATGTAGAAAGCAGTTTTCCAAAAATGATGGCAATATCAGAAGAAGGATTAAAACACGGGATTAAGCATGATTCTTCTGTTATTTTTGCAGATGAAATAAAAGGGTTAAATAAAGGGCACGCAATATATAGGGCCAAACAGGGATTTCCTTCCGATAAAGTTGCCCAAATATCCCCTACCAAAGTTGATATTATAAACAGGTTAGGTAAATTTTCAGAAGAATTGTCCAATAAAGCTAGTGCTAAATGGATTTCTAGAATACAAGAAGCTAATAAATATCCAACAAGCTCATCATGGGAATTTAAAAAAGAATTTCATGGAGCTGCAGGGTACGTAAAAAACGATAAGAATCAACCCGTAGCAGACCTACCATCATCAGGTGGCGGCGTAGGCGCAGAATTAACAGATAAATTTGGAAGAAGTCCGGATAGTATATTGCAAGAATTAACCGATGAACAATTGATGGCATTAAAGAATAAAGATTATTCTGGTTTTACCGATGAGCAACTAATTGCTATCAAGAATGAAAAGAATAAACCAGCACCTATTCCCCAAGAACCAACATTTGCCGAAGGAGTACAGGATATTGTACACGGAGCAATTGCTGGTGTGGCACAGGGTGCGTTGGACGATAAAGAATTTGCCAGATTATCCAGTGAAAGATCACCAAAGTTATATGGCACTGGACATTTTCTTGGTGAAGCTGCACCTCTAGCACTTGCACCATCTGGAATTGCAGGAGCTGCTTTAGGTGTAGGATTACAATCTGGACTACAGTCTGTAATCAAGGGTGAAGGTTCCCAAAAGATGGCCAGCAATGCGCTTGAAGGTATGGCGGTAGGTGGTGCAATTGGTGCTGGCGGAAGGTTGCTTGGTGGTGCAATAGAGGCGGCCGGAGAGGTATCTAACTGGAGTAGAGATGCCTTATCTAAGTCATACAATATATCTAGAGAAATGAAGGCACCATTAGCTTCTCGTGAAGTTGGAATGAATATAAGAGGAAAAGTGTTAAACAACACCAACAGTTTGAGAGAGTTTCTTGACACAAAAATGAAAGAAGTTGGTGAAAATCAAAGGCTACGCTTATCAGAAATAGAGGGATACATTAACGCTGTAGACCCAAAAGAAATAAACAGAAAAATAAATTTCTTGGTAGAAAATTACAGACATAGAATAAAAAAACTACCTGAGTCTTGGATTTCAGAATTTTCAAAAGAAAGACCAAAGGCAGCAAAGCTATTAGCAAATATTGGTGAACTAACGCAATATAAGTCTAGAGCAGCAAAAGAAATGTCAGCAGTATCAGAAAATATTTTAGATGCGTATGCAAATAAGGCTACAAGTCAAAAACAACTAATCCCAGGAATGAAAGAATTTAGAGCACCATATCCAGAGGGAGTAGACCCTAGTGGTAAACCGTATAAATGGGGCGATACTATAGACCCATCTGCAGAACTAGAAGAAGGATTTAAAACATTGTTATCTGGGCATCAAGGAATAGTAGAGGCAGCTAAAGCAGAGCCACTAACGATAAATAGGCTAAACGATCTAAGATTAGAACTACAGAATTATCTTAGTTACGATAAAATAAATAGTCCAATACTTGGAAAATTTGAATTGTCCTCTACAAAAAGAATAAAGGGAAAGCAGACCGAAAAAATAATTACTGATTTTGAAAAGGACATAAGAAATTTGCTATATGATCTAGATAGCAAAGTACCACAAACAAAAATTAAGCCTTTAAAGCAAATAAATGATGAGTATCATAATATTGCTATCATGCGAGACCGAATGCCTAATGTTGTACAGATGGCAGCAAGTGAGGACCCATCTAATCTGTCAAAGTCATTAATGAATACTGAAAATTTTTACAATAAGCTATATTCAATGTATCCAGAAAAGGCTGCAGAAATACTGCCAAAACAGCAAGAATTTTTAGCACTTCGTGACGTATTTAACGCTGCAGAAGGGGTTTCTGGGGCACCTACATCAATCAGCAGGGTAGCAAATGTTACAGCGTATCCTGCTGCGCTTCGAGCTGCTGGTTATGCTGGAAAAACAGCCGCTGCATTTGAAGAAGAGGCTCCACGACTATTTCCGTTTATTAAGGGTGCAGGAAAAGTTCTTGGTACTGCTGGAAAATATATTGCTCCTCCGGGTAGACTAATAAGGAATTTGGGAACAGATATTACGAGGGAAAATATGAACTCAAAACAAGAACGTAGTCCCGATTCTGTAATGAATGAAATGACTATGAACAATGTGTTGCAGGAAGCACAGCAAGGTGAGATTGCCACTGGTGCAAAGCTACCAAGGAATTTTGCAGCGGCAAGACGTAACCAGGCACCTATTGCTCAGGCACTTGGCGCAATTGACCCAGAAACCGCTGTTCGTTTTCAGAATGCCATCACTAATAACGATGCCAGGACAATTGAGAACATGCTTGGCAGCTTCGCCACAGATCCACGCTATAATGGCATATTCACACCAACACCGATTATATCATCAAAAGGTGCGATTAATTCAGCAGTACAATCTGGTAATCGTATCCGTATTATAGACCCAATTGAACAAGCAATAGTTCGTAAGGATTTTTTGAACGATGATGCTTTGTCAAACACAGAGAAAGCTGAGAGAATTAACCAGTTGAATAAGGATAATTCTATCAACATGCCACAATACTAGGGGGTTTTATGCAAAAGATTATGGAAATTCTACAAATTTTAGCGGCCATGAATTGGGCAGGGGTACTTGCTGCTTTTTGGATTGTTGTTGGTTCACTTGCTACATTGCTAAGTGCGCTGATTGCCTTTTTTATGCTGATTCCTGGTGAGCAACCTGAGAAGTTTTTTAAAGGTATTTTAGATTTCATCACCAAGTATTCAAAGAAATAATGAGCAGTAAGGTTTATCCTGTTGTCCTTGCTCTCATTTCGGTAGTACTGCTGTCGTGTAAGCAAGGAGGCGAGCCGCCAGCAGTTATTACTGATAAGGATTATCCACGCTATGACATGCTGGTAAATGGTTTTGAGGGTATGGCGGTATTCCCATACCAAGATATTTATCCGTTTAAAGTAGAGGCAAAGGGTGATCTGGATGCGTTTTCACTGACAAGTTGTCATAGGGAAACGTGGAAAGAGCGTGTGTGGAATGTGCAACAAATAGTACGCTACGGAGTATTTGGCTGGGGAAAACGGGTCATTGATAAAAAGCGCGAAGTAGAATTTGACTATAAGCCAACGTACATCGAAGGCGACGGTGACTGTATGCTAGTTCTCCAGGGATTCGAGATCGCTGGGAATAATAGCTTTTTCGCCGCTGATTTTGAAAGCAGTAAATACCAACTTGGTGCGTATCTCCAGTGTGACGGGATTACCAAGAAAGTAAATGGTACGTCCATTTGCCAAGGTAAAGTTGGCAGCTATCAGGGCATCAGTTTTGACGAAATTGTCACAATTTCTGCTAAAAACAAGTGTGGAATTGTCACAAATGGCACTAAAAACATAGAAATTAACCCACTTCCAGGATTCTGTGTTGCTATTTTCAAGGGTCTTTCCACAGGTAAAAAGCACAAATTAACCGTATATGGGTACACAAAAACGTACATAAGGAAATAGTATGTGGAACACATTGGCAATTCTTGCAGTACCACTTGCTAAATTAATCATGATTTTGATTGATAAATCAAATATGGCAGCTGACGTTAAGACTAAACTACTTGCTAATTTTCAACTGTCGATTGATCTGATGGCACGGGATCGAGCCGCTCCTGCAGAACTTCGTGGGGATACTGAACTCCAGAATGATGACCTAGACAAACCCTTACAAAAGCAATCTTAAAAGTTTCAAAATTTTCAGGATATAGAAATATTGCATATGTCCCACATAGTCCTGCCTTAATTAATCTGTGTCGCTGCAGAACTATTCTTCCAGATGCTTTCTGTGCTTCTTCTCTATTCTTTTTTAGTTCTAGGTGAAATGGCATACCATCATAGGTTCCAATAATGTCTGCTATTCCACGAATAGTTTTTGCTTCTTTTATGAAAAAATCGCAATTAGTCATATCTTTGAGAAATGCTACTACTTTCTTTTTAAATTGTGCTTCGGTCATCTTTTAACTCTAGTTGTACTAGTTCTTTCTTAAAAGCTTTAAATTGCTCTTCATCAACAGCAAATATTCCATCAACATAAAAAGAATTACAAAAAGTATCTGGTAGTTTTTCAACACCAAATTGCTTAAGCAGATCGGCATATACTTTTGGATTAACTATATAGTACATAAATCCTCCTTGTCACATTCAGCCAATGACTTGCGGCTAATTTCACAGGTAACCTCCATTGGTAGCCCATTTTTTGGAGCATATACCTTTTCCATAATATCTTTAATCATTGGTATGAAGTGCATTTCACTCTCATGTATTTCACAGACTATTTCATCATGAATCTGTGCCACCATGCCAGATTTACTGCCAAGAAGTAGCTTGTGGATCTTGTTCATTGCTATTTTGACAATATCAGCACCACCGCCTTGGATAACGTGATTTGGTAGTTTATATGCCCATTTCCTATCGTCAATATGACAGCGTCTACCGAACCAATTATAGACTTTAAATGCTGTCTGCCCTCTGTGCATTATTCCTTGGATTAGTTTCTGGACATTTGGAAGTACGCTAAAATATTTCTGCTTGAGTGTTCCTGCTGCAGTTTCAGATATTCCTAGGTTTTGTGCTAGTAGTGTTTTTCCCTGGCCGTAGAGCAATCCGAAGTTCAAAGTCTTAGCTTGTTTCCTGGTGATACCAACCATATCAGCAGTTGCCTGGTGAATGTCCAATTTCTCATTGACGATGCGATTAATCAGCACTTTCTCATTGGCATAATCGAGCATTAACCGATATTCCTGTTGAGCGAAATCGAACATTGCAAAAATGTACCCAGGACGCGGTACAAAGCAGCGCCTAACTTGGATCATTTCATCGGTGGCGTATTCGTCTTTTTTGAGGTTCTGCATATTAGGGTTGCTGCAGGAAAAGCGACCAGTTGCTGTACCAGCTTGCCGATAATTGCAATGAACAATATTAGTAATAGGATTGGCATAGAAGAGAAAACCTGAATAGAATGTCGAAATAGCTGTTTCATGCTTACGAATCCTCTCTATCAATCTTGCGATAGGAGATTGCATTTTTGCAAGCTGTTTTTTGTCCATCATTGCGTTACCAGTTTCTATGTCATGCTTAACCGTTTCCCCCTGCTCAACTAGCGCACTCTCAATTGTCTCTTTCTTACCATCCATTTCCTTATTGGCAATTGCTAAGAATTCCAGCTTAGCTGCTGCTAATTGGTCCATTTCTAACTGTAATGCTTTCTTGGTGTATTCTACATCGAGTAGTATGCCCCTGCGCTCCATTGCAAATACTGACTTGGTTATCTCGCACTCATTTTCGAACACTGGTAGCCACGGCAATTCAGAAGTGCCAATGGTGGCAGCGTCTAGTTCGCGCAATTTGTTCAGCGCCCATACGCCTAGATCATAGGTCACACGGGCATCGGTCATGGCATACTTTGCCATAATGTCAAAGGGCACTAGGTTGAAGTGTTTATTCTTTACCTCTTCCTTCTTCCCTGGAATGCGCTGCTTGGTCCATAGTTTGTGCTTGGTGATATACGCTTCTACCGCATCATCTTTCTTGAAACCAATGCGCTCGGCGCATTTCTCCAATGAATACTTCATATGTGCATTGTAGATCAGGCGACACATCATTTCAGTATCTGCGATTATTGCAGGAAATTCAGTTACACCTTCATTGGCGATCTTGTGCATGTCGAATTTGGCATTGTGCATGAATACTAGGTTCTTTGCGTTTAAGACAACGTCACAAATCTGTTTGCAGTAACTTCTTGGTAGTATCCACTCGTCAGGTGCTTTGTTACCAAGATGGTCTGGAGCATCGTTGAAGTTGAAATAATATGCTTCGGTATCAGTGCCGATGATTAAGCTAAATAGGCGATCTTCGTTCTTTAGGCCATAGGTTTCGGTATCTAGGGAAAATTGACATTTAGTTGACAATAAATTGACAATTTCTTGAAAATTGTCTCTGGAAACGATCATTTATCACCTCTAAAAATAAGGGGATAGGGTGCAATGCTATCCCCTTGTGTCCTGTCCTTGATTCACACACATGTTAATATTACAGGACCATTAGAATATGTCTTTTCCGTTTGCATCTTTTGGCACTTCTACTGGTACAGCTTCATGCTTCACAGGCTCCATCTGTTCACGAATATCCATCTGCTTCACAACTGTATACCAATTAGAGGCTGCCTCTAGTAGTTCAGCTGATGTTTTGGCAACTGGTACGAAATTCCAAACGTAGAATGTACCCTTGTCATTCTTATCCTTTGCCCCACCAAGTTTAATGGTGGTGATGCCTGGATAAAAGCCATTTGGTGCTTGTACCTTGTTCATGATGTACATTTGGGTAGCAAGACGCTGTCCAGTTTTCGCAGAAGCTCCACGCATCTGTAGGATGTATGGGATACATGGGTCTGATTCTAGTAGAACGTAGAAGATACGGGTGAAATCGCGCTTATATTTTACGCCATTTTCCACAAAATCCCAGGGCAATTTTTCATCTGCTGCTGTGACAATTGGCGATGTATGACTGAACTCGTATTTACTAGTAGCGGGGTTCATCTTAGATACGTAGTGTACCTTGGTCATATGGATAGGGACGATGTTGATTCCCTGCTCTGCGTTCGCTATCACTTCGCCAGTTGCTGCATTCAAAATGTCACCAAATTTGGCTTTTCCTTCTGATACTGCATCAGATAGACCCTGCATAAGCCATAATTTTGGAAATGCAATGTCATTGGCGCTACAGTTGTTTTCTACAACTACTGGCGCTGCAGTGGTAAGTGCTGTTTCAGTTGGTAGTGCTGGAAGTTGATCTGTCATAAAGTCTCCTTAGTTTAAGTAGTCTAGTCCTTTGAGGATTTGACGGTTATAGGTCAGCATTTCTAATGATGAAAGTTTTGCATCTTCTTTTTTTGCTATTTCTATTAGCTCTTTTACCCTGGAAGTAACTACCGAGCGCCACATGTCGCGTACTTCTCTGCTCTTTATTCCGGAATGGAAGTCTAGGATGTTACGTCTAAGTAGTTCGTTGTTCTTTAGATTATTGCGAATTTCATCTTTTTTACTCATCGCCAGTATCCTTGTTAGTTCTATCGTCGATAAATTTGGCAAGATCACCAAGTAGTTCTAGCATTTCTACTACTTCGTGCGCCATCAGGAATCCTTGTCCTTTATCAAGAGCATTGGCATTACGCTCTAGGGTATCACGAACAGCTTCCCATACCACAATTACATGGCGAAGTGTTTTGAACTCGTACATTATTGGTTTTTTCATTTTCTACTCACTCGTAATGATGTTTCAAGTGTTGGTGCTTCGATACCAGGAATACTGAACAATGCTTTATCTTCGGTTGCTTCGTATGCTTCATTGTAAATGCGATTCAGTGTAGCATAGTTTACCGTTACTTCATTTAGCCAGTCATCAGAATACTTTGCCATGAGCCATCCGAAGAATTGTGTCTTTGCCACAGAATCTTTTGGCGTTGTCACTTTGAGCTTTTGCATCTTGGTAACATCGGCAATACCTGGAACAGAGAATTTCTCCATACCAGTTGCTTCTAGTAATTCGATTACCTTGGCATACTTTTCATCGTACACAGCATTGAAAGCAGATGATACTTTCTTTGCTTCCAAATACTGCTTTTCTGCCTCGATCATTTCTGTAATGGCAATTTTCAACTGATCAGTTGTCACTTCATTCATCTCACACCTCTTTGATTTCGGAAATATCTGCAAAAAATATTCCCCAGTTATTTTCTAAATATATATCGGTTTCAGATAACTTTACTACTTTTGCCTTACATTCAACCATTGTTGGGCCAGTATAGATAACAATTTGCCCAATATGTAGATCAGAAATTTTCATCTCACACCTCTTTGATACGATCTATTATTGTTGCTGAAATATCTTGCTTATTTTTTAACGCCTCAGTGATTACTTCGTCAATGGTGTATTTGGCATAAATATTGATCTTCGTAATTTTTTCATGTATTTGACTTCCCATGCGGTAATTGCGCGCTTCACTCTGTAACTCATCACCAAGACTAAAATTTCTGCTGAAAGTGATGGCGTACGATGCTTGGATGAGGTTGACTCCAGTGCCACCAGCGCGTCTATTTCCGATAATACAGCGGACAGTAGGGTCTGTTTCAAAAGAATTGATACTTTCTTCTTTCTCTTTGCCATTTTGTTCCCCTGTTAAAAACACATGCTTTATTTTCATTTTTGTGAGAAGATCACCCAGGATTTTATAATCATGCTTGAACACGCACCAGATTATGACCTTGTGTTCATTGATTACTTGTTCCAGAATCTGCTCTACCGCTTCAACTCTTGGTGACGCATCAACTGGAACTACGCTCTCGTCTTCTAATACCAAGTGACCAGATACGATCTGTTGAAGGCGAAGTGCCTTGGTCAATGCAATCTGTGCTACTGCTGCCTTGTTCTCTTTCTCGTACCACGCTAAGAAATTGTCCTTCATCTGTTTGTACAGCTTCCTCTGCTCATCTGTTAGCTCTACAGCAATCTCCATTTCAACCATTGGTGGGAGATCCAAGCAGTCTTTCTTCAGTACACGTACTGACTTCTGTTCGATCATGTTAGATAGCACTGGAAATAGTTCTGGTGTTGGTACGAATTTAGGATAGTATCCCTGTCTACCAGACCACCTAGCATTTTCATCGTGGAAGAACTTGTTTCGGAAGATATAGAAATTGTCACCAAATGTTTTGCCAAGATCAAGAATCTTGAACTGCATGAATATGTCCATTGGAGAGTTCAGGATAGGTGTTCCAGATAACAGATACCGGTACATCGTCTTCCTTGCTATCTGATACATATGCTTTGATCTTTTGGCATTGTGTGTTTTGCACAACTGACTTTCATCAATGACCAATACCGATGGGCAAAAGGACATTACAGCATCAACGAACTTCGGATAAACGAACGCATCAATATTGGTAATGAGTATCGTATCCTTTGGGCAAGTGCTAATTGCCCCTATGCGCTTTGCCAATGTGCCAGATAGGACAATTATTTTATCCTGTGGGATCTTCGGTGCCCATTTAGCAAACTCTTTTTTCCAATTGTACACAACCGCTAATGGCCCTGTGATTATGGTAGGCATTATTTGCCTGTGCTTATTGTATATGTCTCGCAGGATATGTATTTGAGTAGCTGTCTTACCTGTTCCAACTTCAAAGAATAGTGCAAGTTCGTTTGTCGAAAATGCGCGATTAATTGCTTCTTTCTGATGCTTCATTAATTCCACTGATCACCTCTTACTAATTTATCCCACCATATGTAGATTTCTCTGGTACTCCATCTATCTTTAAACCCATGACAACTCTACAACGATTACCGGCTATTAGTTTTCTAGCACACCTAGCTTTAAATTCTGCAGTACCCATTACCTGCCGAATAAATCCCCAAAACTTCTGGCCATAAAAAGGAGTCATGTTGTTCTCTTGGCAGAATGACTTATATAGCGCCAAAATTTCTTCATTAGTGTACCAATGCTTGGGCATAGATGCTAGTGACGGTGGGTCAATTACAGGAACAAGTGTTATCTTTTCTTGATACCAGAATGCTACGCTGTTAGAGGATATTTGATAGTCCGCATTTTCTTCAACTACTCTAGCTGGAATAGTAAATTGTTTTTTAGATAAAGCAATTTTCCATTTGGTGATGCATAGATTAAATATTCCAGGTAATTCATTTTCTATCAAATATTTGGTTAGTCCGCGATCTTGCTCGTGTGGTGCAAAGGTTCTGTCGAATGGAACAATGAGCATACGGCGATATAGCCCATTACTAGTATCATTGGTTCTTGGAATACTGTTACAGGCGAAAATATGCTTTGCTACCGGCTTAAATACTATGCGATTTTTGTACATAATATGCGCAGTAATCGCCTCACCAGACGTTAGTAGCTTCATGTTTTCAGAATTAAGGTTCTTTTCGTCTGAATTTTCAGTTGATAAATTGGCAAGTTTACCAATGAGCATTGGACGCATTGCTGCGTCTGCCATATCGCTCATAGAAAGGTGTGTGCAGTTGTCCTTCCCAACAAGAGCTGCGATAGTATCAAGCAATACCGATTTACCATTGGCACCAGAGCCAGATAGCACCATGAAGTGTGGCATGATTGCGGGGTTGGCAGCAGATAGAATATAACCAATGTACTCACATACTAGATCAATTATCTCTTTATCATTGTTCAGCGTTTCTTGAAGATACCTATAAAACCTAGGGCATTCAGCAGTTGGATTGTAGGCATATGGCAATACAGAGGGAAATCCATAGCTCTGCGAGTGTGGGATAACTTCATTTGTCTCAATGTTGTATATCCCATTGTCCATGTTCACCAAACCAGGGTAGTTGATTGGTGAGAAGAACTCTAGATCTGTTATATTCCTGACCTTGACCTGCTTGTGAAATTCATCAAATACATGAGATAAAGGTTCTGGTTTCATTACTCCTGTACACCACGCCTTTATTGTTACGTCCTCTACTTCTTTCCAGTGTTTTCCAGTCCATTTAAACACAATGCCTTGTGGAATAGTCTTATATGGTGCTTCCCGATTATACGCCATAAGCAAACCGGCGTAATCTGGAGTTTGCTTGACCACTTGACCTTTAGCATTAAACACATCAATCCAAAAACCATTCTCCTCTGATGCAATCCAACCATCGCCATGAATCTGCAACGGAGTTGTAACCTTAGTATAATGTGGACAAGTAGCACACTCTGCACACTGTAATGCTATATTGGCACAGGTTCTAGGCCCTGTTTGTTTCTCCAATATTTGGTTGATCTTCGCCTCTGTTGCTTCAAAAGTATAACCACCATGCTGTTCAGACATTAAGTGGCAAGATTCACGTCCACCTTTGCTAAATGCCATCACACCAAGTGCTGCATACCAATCAGCTTCGTTCGTGTCATTCTGGTTCTGGAAGCACCTGCGAAGGAATGCGCAGCCTGTTTCGGCCAGGATTGCTTCCTTGTCAATTGCTGGTTGTGGCATGTGCTTTGGTTTCTTTGCTTTCTTCTTCTCTTCGCCAGGTGCCCTTTCTCCAGTATCCCATTTGGTCAGGTCCAAGGATTGCACTGCCAAGGTATTCCTTAGCAGATAGCACATTAGGTCTGGTCTTCCTTCTTTCCGGTTAATTGTCTGTGGAAGGCGAAGTGTATGGTTCTTAGAATATACAAGGCGATCAAAGCTACCACTAAGACCGTAATTACCAAAGTTTCCTTCAATCTTTGTGCAAAGCTCATGATACCCCATCTTGGTTTTAGTTATATAATCTTCTTTAAACGGTGCCACGCGCACTACGATATGGATTCCAGCGCCAGATATACCATAGGCAATCTTCATCGCATCTAGCCCGGTTTCCTTGATGAAGAACGATAGGTAATCGTCAATGCGCTCAATGTTCGCGCCATCAATGTCAAATGGTATGACTTCCTGCTCTGTCATCACTCTACCAGGAGCATTCTCGTCACAGTGACATAGGCTGTAGTGCAGGTTCCAGCGATCACGCTCGTCTACCTGTGATACGAATGCTTCAACATTGGAGAGTAGATAGGGAACAGAGGGGACAAAGATACCAGGAATTTCGATGAACACTGGTTTATCGGCATCTGGATGCGGTTTCCTGTGCTTAAATAGCTTAACCACACCAGTCATTTGATAGATGCTTTCTTTTTCTTTGGTGGTTGCCAAAGGGTCAACAATATCTGTCACGAAATCCCCCAAGTTTTTAGGAAGGATGTAATTGTTACAAAAGATTGACAGCAAATCAAGGGTAGATTAGAATATTTTAAGTTCATTGATCACCTCATTGAATATAAATGCCAATGTTTACTCCCAAGTTTCATTGGCATTTTTTATTTGCGGTCCCCTATTCTGTGCTTGTTACGTATCTCTTCTGCTCTTGCGCGAATACGTCTACCAAACTCTTTTAATCTTCTAATCTTTTCCGCGTGCCTCTTCTCCTCCGCTTGAATCATATCTATTCTTCTACCATTCAAGCAAAGCGCACACTTCTTATGTCCATTGCGAAAATAATTCGGATTATCTTGCATCAATGGAAAATATTCTGGATTAGCTGGCAACTTCTCTTTGCAAGTTGCACATGTCCAAGTGCTATATTGTCCTTTTTTCATAACATTCTCCGCGAATAGAAATACACTTAATTTTTCTGTTACCAATTATCTCGTAAAGCCAATCGTCTAGATCATCAATATTTATTTCTTCAATGTCCCAGCCTTTAATATCTGTACGCGCATCCATACCTATAAATTTTTTTATATCGCCAAAAAGATTTATCTGTAATTTAGTATTACTACATTCAAATATAAGGCCCTCTCTTTTTAGCATATCCACTGCCATGTTGTACGCTAATCTGGCACGCTGAACGGTTGGACATATCGTCACAATATTTCCAGGTATGAGTATTCTGGAAATAATTTCTGTAGTCCTGCCCGTGCGCCTATCTCCTGCTATTATTTTCATTTCATCCACCCTATATATTTAAAATATTCGCACATATATTCAGTGACACGAATATCATGTAATTTGCTTGGTGATACTTCACCATGAAGATCTATATACTCTTGGTAAAAATTATATATTTGTTTAGTATGATCTTCCTCTAGCTTCTTTTTAAGTTTTACCATGTCCTCAAGTGTAATTCCTCTACTCATAACTCTCCGTGTGGTTATAAAGTGGCAATACCATCTGGTGTTCTTCCACTTTGCGTAGGAAATCTGCCTCATTGACCCAATCTCTATAATGATTGTCATTGATGTATTTCATCATGTCATGAAACAAAGTGCGAATATCATTTTCTAAAGGGTTCCTTGGTTCGAGCTTGTCGCACAATAGCCTTAGTTCACGCGTTACTCTGAATAGCATTTTTATGTCATTCATCTATTAACCCCTTTAAAATATCTATCGCTTTATTCTCTGAATATGATTCACTAGCATCATAAAATTCTAATATTTTAATCGCCTCTTTTAGTTTCTCTTTATTCGCCTTGCGTCCGGCGAGATATGCCTCTCGTGCCAATTCTTCAAATTCAATTATTTCATAATTTGAATAGTACCAATCAATAAACTCCTGCTCAATTTTTTCTTGTGTCATATATCCTCACATGTAACCTGCTCGCTAAGCAGTTTTTCCAGCCTGCGAATTTTTCCTTCTTTGCGTAAATCAATTTTTGTCTGGCCAAAAAGTACCCTTAATTGTTCGATCATAATTTCCACATCGGCAATCTCTTCATAAATAGCAACTCTTTCATTTTCACCGTTTTTCCTAAACAATTTACATATTGCCTTGGTTAGCTCTGCCATTTCTTCAATGGCCATTTTTAACTGGGCCTCTTGTCCAAAAATTTTTATAGCCTTTTTATATAGCTCAATTTTTTCTTGTGTCATACTACTCCTCTTCTTCCCAAATCAGTTTGGCAGAATGATAGCGTATTCCTATGCGATCTAAATAATCTGGAACTTCGGTAAAAACTTCTACCAAAGGCTTATTCTTTTCACAGTTCCACGTCTTGCGCATCCAACAATCAATTTCTTTACATACTATTTTCTTCGGTGCCTCGAACGAGATGCCTTCGCCGTTAAAAGATTTTATTTTGTAATCTTGTTCCGTTTTTGTGAAAACTTCAAAATAAGCTTTTTCGCTGATAACTCCACAAATTGTTCTTTCTAGATTTCCTATCCAGCACTTCCCCCCAATCCTCGCCCCGAAATATTTTGCGTCTTTAGTTTCGCTCATTGTTTTGCTCCTATTTTCCCTCATTTCTTCTTTCCTTGATTACAAACTTTCACAACTCGCACGGGCACACTGTAATAAGTAGCAGTATCAGTTATAACACGCGTTCCAAAAGTATAGTGAACTGCTACATGGCTTTCCTCAACACTCACCCAATCGTGCCCGTCGAAAAACTGCCAAATGTCCACGCAATCAGCGGAGTTGGTGTTACAGCTTGCGAGTAATGCTAGTAGTAGGATTGTTTTCATTTCTCATTCCTTCATAAATTGTCTTTTAATATCTTCAAATGTTTCTTTTGTTATGAAAATATCTTTGCCGTCTACCGTAATTTTCTTTTTAGTATTTGTAATATCTATACCAGTACATTTTAAAAATATTTCAGCATCAAAATTTGGCATCTCTTCAAATAGCTTCTTGTCTTCTGGAGTTATATCCTTACCATTGAATAATTTTTCATTTACTTTTAAATATCCACCGGTTGTTTTATGTGTTGGATGTTCTATTTTTTCTTTATCCGTCATATTTGTTTCAGATACCCATTCGCACAATGGCCTTTGATATCTGCAAATAGCGTTATAGAAGTTAGATATAATGGGACTATCGAAATCCAGTGAACTATCTTTATTGAATAATCTAACTTTTGGAGTATCGCTATTGCAGTAGCCGGTATTCCTGTTGCCGGTATTCCAGTTACCGCTATTGCAGTAGCCGGTATTCCAGTTACCGCTATTCCAGTCGC